ACAATCGCAAACAGGTGTTTTTCGCCTTTGAGCAGCATGTATTTCAACAACTCAGGCGTTACGCCGTCCGTTGACATTTCGCACGCTTTTGATAACTCGTTAGCTCCTTTAGACCACGCTTGATCGACCCCAGGCGTAGGGATAGGAGTGACAGTTAATTGCCCGTAAGAAATCTTTGCTGAAGCCATATTGTCCCGTTCCAAACCCAACCTTTCAACGTATATTTATTTGGCGTAGTGCCAAGTTCTACATAATCATTTGCGTTTTTTACAAAGTCCCCCAAGAATCTGCCGGGGCTTGTAGGAGCAGTCAACGAAACCGGTATGTTGACCTCTTTAGCCACCTCCCGGAAAAGCTCGTACAGACGCGTCGTTAGTTGCGCTGGCCATCCTTGAGGTGCGCCGATAGGCAGTCTAGGGTCTGTTGGAAATGTCATAGCGATTTAGTTGTTGCTTCAACGCTTACCCCGGCAATTTCCATTTCGCCGGTACAAGTGATCGTCCCGCGATGCCATCTAGCTTCGTACAAAACATCGAAACCACTGTCAGCGCTGTAAGTGCTAGTACCAACAACTGAATAGTTGCCTGCGGATTCATCTTGCACGTTATGTTCAAAAGAAGCTGTCGCAGGCTTCCTCAAAAAATGAGGACGAACTCGCGTTAGTCGAGTATAAGACCCATCGTTTCCTAAGTCTCCTGTTGTGATTGTCGTTGACCCCGGAACGCCAGAAAGCGATTTCAGTGAATTGGTGTTATCAAACACAGAAGGGGTTGCAGAACCACCAAGGAAAAACGGCGAATCGAAAGGCAAAGTGTAAGAGTCAATGACGTTTGTCATCTGATCTATTGTCAACGCCGGGCTAATGAAAATCACTGGTGACTGTACTAAATAATTGACCTTACCCCATCGGCCTTTGTCTACATGGTAAACAAGCCCAATGTTGCGTGTAGTTGACCCTACGCCGTTAAAAAACCAGTACGCTAACCGATTAGTGCGGTCAAACATTCCCACAGCTCTAAACCGCGTATTTGGGTCGCTGTTGGCAATAAACCATTCTCGCACTTGGTTGTCAGCGATAGGCTGTGGACGACTGCCGTCATACAAGTAAAAGTTGTCTACGCCTAAAAACAGATGGTAACCGTCAATATCAATCACAGCTTCCTGCGACAGCGCTCCTGCGTTAAACGGGACTAGCTGCCATGACCATTTGATTGTCGGATCAATATACCGGCCTAGGTACATTGAACGTTCTTTGTACGCCACCGCGTCTTGACCCAAGGTCACAAGCCCGCGAATCGCCCCAGGCGTATCTAAAAGCCGTCCGTTTGCTGCTTGATTGTTACTTGCAGGCGTCCACGTAATATAGTTGAATAGGTCGCAACAATTCCATTGGTCAGGGGCTAAACTTGACCCTGCTGTTAGTACAAATCCTGATGCAGTGCACAAAGCCTGGCCTGCTGGGGCTTGGGCAATGTCCGCAAATGCTCCTGACGTTGACGCTTGAAGTTTTTCGCTACCATTCGATGTAATCGTTACATCGCCAAATTGAGCGTATCGAACTCGCGAATCAACGCTACCGGTGTAGTTGCCTACTCGTGAAACATCCGTCCACACGCCCGAGATAAGCTCGTACTGCTTTGTCGTGGTGGCTGCAAAAACCCTGCGCGAGTCATCTAGCTTGCGGACAATAGCAGAGCCTATACATTCAGCCGGGAGGGCGTTAGGCGCAGCCGGGACGGCTTGTAAAGATTTAGCGGCTTGCATCCCTTTGACAGACGGAACAACGTTTACGCAGTCAACAATCGCACCCGGTGTTGCTGGGTCAATATCTGGCGTGAAACCGATAAAAGGCGTCATACCACCCCGTCAACCTCTGCAAAAGCGTTTGTGCCTTTGTAGATTTGCTGTCGATTTGCTGTTTTCAGCGCTTCCACATAAGCAGTAGTGTAAGTCGTTAGCTTGTCTCCAGCACCCCAAATAATCGCCAGTTCAATCATGATGGCGTACAGGTAAAGGCTGTAGTAACGCTGTAGCACCCAATTCGTATCACCCTCCGCCGCTAGCGGAGTGACCGACGCTTTATACAAAAACGTGACGCTACCTGCGGTTTTGAATGCTCTGACAAACTTCAACTTTCCTTCTTCTAGAGAAGCTCGCGGATAAGGCCACCCGTCATCTACACCAGCAAGAATTTCTACCCGCTTCTTTGGAGAAACAATTTCTATTTCTGGCAACGCAAACGTAGAAATAGACGCGCTAATGAGTTCGAGCAAGTCTGAAGGAAGCGATACTTCGGTTGCGTTAGCCAAGTACGAAACAGACGTAGATTTTTCTCCGCTCCACGTGCTCAAGTCTTGCGAAATACGGTTTTCAGCAAGCAGCAACGCATCATCAAAATAAGTCGCAGTATCGCCGCGTCGTGCGAGATTAATAACGGCTGTCTTTAGCTGGGAACGGGTATTGAATGGCATTAGAGTTTATCCACGCAGGCAAATGCAGGGTATTTTTTTATTAGCTTTTCTGCGGTTTTCATGTCAATAACAATCTGTCCGTTTACAAAAGCTTCTTCTCCGAGTTCGCCTTTTTGACGCAAATCATAAAGAAAAGAGAGTGGAAACCTGAACGCATGTTTTAGCGCCCCTTTTTGTACAAACTCGCGACGAATAAGCGCCGCGCTCTCAATAATCGGCGTGGCATCAAACGTCTTTTGCTCAACTTGTTTGCCGGTTTCTTCGTGCGTATGCCAAGTTGTAGTAACTCCGGTAAACGGATTGAATTTTTTGCCTGTAATCATGTAAAAACCCCGGATTTCTCCGGGGCTCCTATGCTTAGGTTAGATCAGCAATCTTCAAGAAACCGATACGGTTGGTGACTTTAAGCGTCACGTCCGTAAGCAGCATTTCTTTAGTATTGTCACCAGACGCGCCCATCGCCTTTTTAGAGATAGGACGCAGGTAAGTACGTTTTGCCGACTTACCATCCGACACGAACAAAGTACGAGTACGCATGCGCTCGTTGTACACGGGCACAAACGCAATCGGGCCGGTTTCCCACACGTACACGTCTGCCACACCGATGATGGAAGCCATCCCGGATTTAGTAATGTCCACGCGGTTGGTTGCCAGCGCAGAAGCGGTGAACGTGTTAACCACCGCCTTTTGGTTCATGGTCAGATAGCAAATACGCGGATTGCCACCTGAGTTCCACATCGCTTGCAAACCAGCGGTAAAGATCGCAGCAGTAAATGCCCGTTGCGTACCATCAGTAGGCGCTACCGTAGGCAGCGTACCGCTAGTTGGCGCTGGGGTTGACCCAGTAGCGCCGTGCTGCGCATTCACGTTGGCAACAGTCTCAAGACCGGCCATTTTGCTAGCCACGCCTGCGCCTACCGCTACAGCGGGGTTGTTGGAAAGCATTGCCGCTTCAATATCCTTGCGGATTTCGATAGCGGCTTTTTCCATTTGGTAGGCTTGCTCCGACCCGCGCGCGTATTTTGCGATGGCGTTAGCGACACCAGACGTCACAATTTGCCTGCTAAACGTCTGGATATGGTTGCGCATCATAAACGTTGGGTTACGAGTCTCCGCGCCAAATTCATCGCCTTCAAGCAGCGCATTGTCTTTGTTTGCAGCGGAATAGGAATCTTCCTGCCATTCCGGCTGACGCGCTTCAGTTTTTTCAGAACTCAGGCTAGACAGAAACGGGGTTTCTTCTGGCGAAAGGTTGTAGATTTTGTCGTCTACGTCTTCTTTAAAGCCTCGCAGGTTATACGAGGCGTACAGGTTGGTTGGTGCTGGCATTCTCTTTTCCTTTAACTTGGGAGAGTAGGAATCAACGCGTTGACGTATGCGGCCCGTGCCGATTTATCGCCTTTAAGCGCGCGCTGCTCCAATTTTTGAAACGATTGTTTGTCTGCTACCTTGCCATTGGCAGCTCTCGAACCTGGAATTACCGATGAACTCTGCGTTTGCTTGTTTTTCTGACCGGCTACGGCTTTGTCATAAAGCATGGCTTTACGGACAACCTCAACCGCGCCCGAATACTCAAGCGAACGCGCCGCCGACTCTGGGATGCCGTTTTTGACCAAATAGCTCACGGCTTGGCTTTGAAATTCAGGCGTGTACCAAGTCTTCGCACTTAGTTTTTGCGCCTCAGATTTCAAAAGGTCTGCACGTTGCTGCGTCATAGTCTGGCTACCAGTTTGCTTAGCTTGCATAGCTTGCTGGTAAAGGCTTCCTGACACTTGGTCTACTTGGCGCTCCCACATATCCAAAGCGCTTAACCGTGCCTGCATTTGCTGTGCAGCAGCAGGATCGGCAGCGGAAAGCTGCATCAGATATTCAGGGGTAATTCCAGGGGCAATAAGCTGCCGCACGCTTTGCTTGATCATTTGAATCTGATGCGCGGTCACTTCCTGCACTTCAGACACAACTTCATAGGCTTTAGCTTCAATCGTTCTGACTTTCTCAGAATCGGCTTGACGCTGCTGCGTGTAGGCTTGTTTCAACTGCACCAGCTCTTTGATCTCGTCTTTAGTGATCTTTTCACCATCGATTTCGATCTCTTCGCCAGTCTGCGCTGTAGGCTCGTCGGCGTCTTCGCCCGCCTCATCATCAGCGGTTTGTTGAACAACCTCCTCGCCGTCTTCTGGCGCTTCTAAGGTGTCAACAGTGGGGATATTGCCCCAGATATCATCTTGAGTTTGCTGTGAATTGCTCGCGTCGGAGTTGACAGCAATTTGCTCGTCCATGTGGATTTCCTTTTACTGGCGTTTGAAAATCTGCAAGCGTTTCTGCCAGTTAGAAACTTCTTGCGGCGTCTCGGGTTCGAGTTCGCCTAAAGTCACCCAGTTTTCAAACATTGACCGGAAAGCCCTTGAGGACTGGAGCAAACCGGTTAATGCTTTGAGTTTTTTGTCATCAGATAGATCGCAATTGGCGATTTTTTCGATGACGCTGGATTCAAGTATTTGCAGCGCTTCTTTAAATAGATCGCTGTTTAGTATCTGTTTTGCTTCTGCTGCGCGCTGCTGGTCATTCATGCCATTATCACCATCAATATTTCTTCCTCTTCAGACAAAGCTTCCTGCGCAATTTGATACGCAAGAATCCGCATGTAATACATCAGCCAATCAATATGCAACTCTTTGGGTTCATACCCAATAGAAGCCAGTGAATCTTCAACTTGCTGCGCTATAGACTCATACGAATCAACCGGCTGCGCTTCAATCTTTCTGGCAAGCTTCTTGAGCGCCGCCCGCTCTGCATCTGAAATTTTCTTCAGCGCTTTAGCGGCGGCTTTCCTTGCTTGTTCATCCTCATATGCAATGAGCAGTTTTTGCTTGATTGCGTTGCCTGGGGACGATCTTGACGAACCGCCGCCGTCGCCTCCAGACATTGCGTCGCCAGTAACAACGCCCGCAGCGCTCGCTGTATCGTTGCTATTAACCGCCGTGCCAATACCAACAACATTCCCGCCTACTGACCCTGACGCATTACTGGTGTCGTTTGCATTAACAGTGGCGCTGGAGCCTCTGTCTACAACAACACCAACAGCGGCTACGCTGTCATTTGCATTTGTTGTAGCAGACGCTCCTCGATCTACTACAAATCCTGTAGCAGCACTTGTGTCGTTAGCGTTTGTGGTAGTCGATGAGCCACGGTCAACAACAAAACCCGTTGCGGCAGGCGTGTCATTTGCGTTTACAGTAGCGGAGCTGCCGTCTACCGCCCCAGCAGGTTCTTCTAGCGCAAACCAAGGCAGCGTGTTAAGTACAGCGTTGTACCAAGCATCTTGATTGGCTTGGTATGCTGCAATCTCACCCGTTAACTCAGGGCTGTAAATCGGCGGCTCAAAAAAACCTGCGCGGTTGTCAACCGGAATACCAGCGCCCATTACGCCAATAGCGGCACGATAGTGGGCTTGCAGTACATCAAAGTACGCTAATACCCCATCATCCGCCTGTTCCAAAACATCAGAACTCGCAGGGCTGGTGGTGTCTTTTATTTCAACCGCAACAAGCGTTACGCTGCCACTTGCAGGCGTGGCGCTCCAGGTTACGCTTGGCTGGCCATTATCAGTGCGCCATTGCGTCTGTAGCGCCGCTGAGTACCCAGCTTCTAGACTTCCCTGATCGCTGCCCTCAGTCCAGCCAGAAGCAGGCGTAGCCGTAGCGCCTGCGCCGCTTGTAGTGCTATCCCATCCAAACGCTGCTATCGCGCCGTTGTTCGACCCGCCGAACGAAAGCGTTTGCGATAGTGTCGTTCCAGTACCAAGATTTACCGCTGTGTTGCCAATTGCCTCGGAACCATTCGTCCCGGCTGTATCAATGTCACCGGTAACCGAGTACACCGCCCACTGGACGTTATCCTGATTCAGCGAATAGCTGATCGTGATAGAACCGGTAAACGCTCCAGTTTGCCTTGCCCGCCAGACGCTAGTAGTTAAAAAGCTCGCGTCTTGCTGGTTGGTAATCTGGTCTAGCGTGTACCCAGTACCCGCAACCCCTGTAGGCGGCTGCCTGTCGCTAGTGTTAAATGACTGGCTGTTGATTAATACAACGCAAAGCGCGCCCGCTGGGACGGAAACGCTCGCAGTTGTAAAACTTAAGCCGTCGGTAGTTGATTGCCCATTGGTAAGTAGGCTAAAGGTAAGTGCCATAAGCCCTTACGGGCTTGTTTAGCCCACTTCCTCGATAACGATTTCAAGTGCAGCCAAAGACGCGCCTAAGCCACCACGAATGCTGATCTGTCCAGAAGGAGGTACGTCAATTTCCATACCAGGAATAAAAATAAAGTTATTGATCGCGCCGTTAGCGTTAAATGGAATGCGTCTGACAGTTACGCCGATAGTTGGCTGCGTCGTCCAGGTAGTTGCAGTTGTCGTGCCAGCGGCTGGTGACAACGTTGCAAGAGGGGTCGGCGTAATCGCACCACCACCAGTAGCACCACCGGTAGACCGCGACAAAAGCAATTCAGCAGCAGCCGATGCTGTACCACCGCCAGCTACGCGAACCTCCCAAATCTTGACCGCGCGGGTTGCTGGTACGGTGAGTGTTAAATAGTCGTTAGTCGTGCTGATCGCCGTGCCAGTGCGGCTAATTGTGTATCTTGCGCCCATTATGGATTGCCCTCAGTAATGGTAAATGAACTAATTTGTACGGGTTGAGTGGCAGTGATTGACGTAGTAGTAAGATTTAAATCGCTGCCTGAGTTTGCTACAGAGCCGTCCATCACAAACGTAGTGCCGTTGGACTGGACAATGCGAAACCACGTCGCTGTGCCTGTGTTGTTGGCGCTTGAATCTTGCGTAATCGCGTTTAGCGTCAACACCGCACCAGACGCGGCAGGCGCAAACGTCGCATTACACGTCAACTCAGCAAGCAGCACCTGAGAAGTGATCGCAGCGCCAGTTGCAGGCCGCGTGCCATCATAAATACGCAGCAAAGCACTAGCCCCGGCTCGGGTAGTGATCGCGTCTAACATTGCGTTGCGAATGCTTACATCGTAGGAAAGCGCCATTAGTTCACCATCGGTTGAATAGTTACGGTCTTGCCGTTAGACAAGGTTGCTTGTTTTGGCATCAAAGCTGATTGCATCTGCGCTTGGGCTAGCTGGCTGATCGCTTCGGACATCTGAGCGAATCCTTGCGCTTGCATTTGGGCGACTTGCGCCATCAAATTCTGTGTTTCCTGGTTGCCAGACTGAAGAATCGTCGCAATGTCGTTACCGCCAAGGTTGATGTTTGCAGCGGGTCGGCTAGATGCGTCAATTCTTGACGATTCTATGTCTCGCTTAAACTGCTCGCGCATTTGAGCAATTTCAAAGTCAAGCGACGCCTTCATTTCGGCCTTGTATTTCTCAAGACTCATTGAATCTTGGTGCTTTTGCATCTCCAGGCTTGATTGCGCTTGGAATTTCTGCTGATCTGCCTGTAGCTCCATCTGTGCTTTTTGCACTTCAGGCGGCGGGCCGGGTGGCGGGGGAGGCGGAACGGTATCAGGGTCAGTCCAGTATTTGTCTGGGTTCTTTTCGCCAGATAGCTCGGCAAGATCGGATTGTAAGTTGTAGATGTTTTTCATTGTGACTAGCTTGCCCAGGCCGCCAGCTTGCACAGCCTGGGCTTGGGCCGTCGCAATCATCATGCGGCTTTGGATTTGTTTATCTTTGTCCACCACGCCTAAACCGACGTTGATAGACATATCGAACTCTTCGTCCCACTGGCGCGGGTCAATTGTTTGATACTCACCAGCCAGTCGCAGCGTTAAGGGCTTCATTTCATCACAATGTTGGGATAGCAGCTTGGCGATGCCTCGGATTGCTTTAGCCTTACATTGCGCGTACAAGTTAGCCATGAACTTGACGCGTTCTTGACTCATATTGGTAATGATAGAAACGCCAGTCGCTGTGTTATTTAGAGACTTGGCATCCATCCCCTGCGCATAGCGAGTAAAGCCTGTTTTGTTTTCATCGTCGGCTTTGAAATACTCGATCATTGGCATAGAGTGCTGCGCAATGAACGGCATCGCTACAGGCTCTAAAGCGTCTTTCGGGGCGGTCAGCACCTGCCCGATAGACGGGTTCATTAGCTGCCGGATAGCGTCTTTCCCGCCCGTTGGATCAACACGCCACATCGGATTATTGGCAAAGTACACGTTATCCAACGTCTGTCGAATCAATACCGTCTGCACTTCCTGAGATTCGATCTGCTCATCGGCAGGGCAGCGGCCAAAGAACTCATGCGGTTGTGGATTCGGCGTCCATGACGCGATTGGAATTTCGTCGGTAATCTCGTTGCTTAGGATTACGTCATTATCACTAACCTCGATACACCGCAGCTCAGGGATTCCATCGCCGTCTTGGTCTAGCCTGATCCAATACTTAAAGATCAACGCTTCGCCTTCAGAAAACGATGTCGTTAGGTTATCGTTTGTCCGATAGATTTGGCTGCCTACGCCGTCAACAGAACCGTAGTTAGCGCCCCAAAAGTTGAGAGAATCGACCAAATCCTCGTCATACCCAGCAGCCAGTAATTCAGTCCGGCTGCGCATGCGACGCCAGATAACGCACGGGGCCTTCTCGATTTGATAGCTTCTAGCGCGCGGAGATACAAGAATTTCCTCGGGAGGCAGCGCTTCAACGATGATTTTCCCGTTGGAATCGGTAACTTTGACCTTTACGTCAAACACTTCACCTTCTAGCCCTTGACGCGGCTCGCTGATCTCAATGATTTCAACGTTCGGTACGTCTTGAATCAAAGCAATAGAGTCTTGCGTCTGCCCTGAATAGGTTTCAATCTTGACGGTTGTGTCTTTCTCAAACCGCCAAGTAATAAAACCAGTTTTGAGCAGCAACCCGTCTTTAATCGCAGACGTGTCAATCTCCAGCCCGTTATTCAGTTTGTTGTAGATGTACTCACACACCAGTGTGCGCTCTTCAGCGGACTTTTCACCGCCAGCACGTTTAGGTTCAAACTGAATCGGGGTCTTAGACTGGCTGAAAATGTTGCTGATCGCGGTAGTTAAGCCTTCTACGGTCTTAAACACCTCGGCGCTAATGACTTGTGACCTACCCTTGCGCTCATTGCCCATAGGGCGGCGCAAGTAGTAATCCATCGCCTTAGCGCGGTCTTCGCCAATCAGCGTATCAGTGTAGTCTTCAGCGTCCGCGCGTTCCTTTTTCAGGAGCGATAGAAGCTCGCCATCATCTTCAATAGCATCTGCGGACACGTCTTCACCGATCATTTTTTGCTTGCTTCAACCTTGACCAAAGTGACCGTAAAGCCCTTAATGTCTACTTTGTATTTTTCGCCGGAAGTTGCAATTGCATGACCTTTTTCTAGCTTAAACGGGCCGATTGAAGATTCAACACTGCCGCGCAATGGGAATACAAAGCCGTTGTCATCATCGGCGTGCAAAGCGCATGACTCAAGGTCTTTCGGTACGGTAAAAGTGAGGTTAGACATCATTACTTCCTTTCGTGGTTAGTTACTGCAAAGCTCGGATTTTTAGCCCAAGAGTAAAAACTTTTGTTTTGTCATCAACATCTTGAATAATTAGTTCATGGCGCGCTTCAAATACTGAAAGCTCTTGTTTTTTGGCTTCTTCTTTGTAGTTCTCAAACAAGCGTTTCTTTGTTTCTACTGGCTCATGTCGGCTAATTGAGTAGCTGCCCGGGCCCGTTAAGCCATTTGCCCGAATCACATCATTAGCGTCTAACTCTTCAAGCAGCACTCTGCCATATGCTTTTTGCGTCAAATGGTCAAAAGGTTTTAAGTCACCCAGGAAACATCCATTTCAATGTTTATTCTGTTTGCTGTAAACGAATTAGCAAACGTCATATTCCAGGCGTCTGCCAAGTTCGGGCTTTTGACCCCGCGCTTCTTCATTTCGTCTTTGCCCTCGATTTTGATTAGCCCGTTGCTCAATATCGAGTAGGTCGGCGTAGTCAGTTCACCGATTAACGCCTCATCATCTAGCAATTTGCAGTTCTTAGCTTCCAGCCATTCCCTGCATTTCCACCACAATTCATCGCGCAATCGGTTGAACTGGCGCTCTTTGCTGGCGTTTACGGCCTCGGTTTCAGCTACGTTAATTCCGTTTACGGGCAAACCAAGCTCTGACAGCCGGTCTACCACGCCAGCACCGATACCAATGACATCTACATTGATGCAAGACGGCTTTTCTACCGCTGCGTCATACTCGGCTTTGATTAACCCGGCTGTCTGCATGGTGTCTTTGCCGTACCATTCTTTGACCGGCTCTAGCTGATGATTGCCTTTACGCTTAGCCAAAGCCGTCGAATCATCGCCAAATCGGGCTACGTCTACACCCCAAATTACAGGTGCAGACCTAATAATCTCTACTTCGCGGTTTTGTGCTGCAATGCACGATTCCAGACTGATTACACCGTCCACGGCATCAATGAACTCGCCTTTGACGCGAACCTTGTAGATAGGGCTGCGCTCGCCGTACTTCTTGCGCATCGTCTCTATATACTCTTTAGAGACTCTCGGGCTTAGCTCACCGTCCCAATGTAGTGCTGCCCAGCTATCACGCATCTTGTGGTGGCTGTCAAAGAAGTAGCCAGACTGACGCGTAGGGTTAGCTGCCATCAGGCAGTAAGCCCCTTCAGTCGATAGCGCACCTTCAGCTACCTCGAATACATTGTCTGCAACACCCGACGCTTCGTCAATCACAAACAGGATATGTTCGGCGTGAAACCCTTGCAGAGCTTCAGGTCGCTCGGGCCTAGACGTTCTAGGCACAGCAAACGACTCTTGCGGAGCGCTTTTCATCCTAAAAGCCCCTACCGTCCATTCAAATTGACTGGCAAAAGCCGGGAGTTTCTCGCTGAATACTCTAAACCACTTAGCCAGCTCTGCCCACAGCACATCGTCTAGCTGATGGCTAGTCGGGGCTGTGCACGGAACTTTGGCGGGGAAATAGCAGCTTAGAAACCACAGAATCGCCCACGATTCAAACGTAGTCTTGCCTGTTCCGTGGCCGGATCGAATCGATACCCTGCGTTTGTCTACCAGCGCGCGACCAGCCTCTAACTGTTGCTCGCTAGGA